TTTTTTTTTTTTTTTTCTGCTGGGACAAGCCATCAGAGGTCGTGGGAGCCCGGGCCAAATCGCGCTTACCCGTAACCCAAGTGGCTTGCCACCTCACAGCCCTTTCGGGACTATCTACTGTTTAACTAAAGCAGGTTTGTAAGTATTTACATAATCCGCCCGTGACATGACCACGAGATCCCTCCATTGTTCGTAGTTGATACGAACAGGTTTTGGCACTTCTATGCCCACATGAGAATAATCCCGGCTGACCATTCGCTTGTAATTAGCTGGCCATTCCTCAGGCGGAGTCTCCACTCGGTCTTCAAGCCACGTGAGCAGCCCTGAGAGCCAAGTCTCCGCCTGCGGATTACCAGCGGCGTCAAGGTAGTTTCCGAGGGTTCTCAACCAAGTCTCCGTTGGAGTATGTGCACCGTACTCAGGATATAACAAGCGAAGATAGGTCTCCTTGAACGGCCGATATGGAATAGGCATGTCTACCAATTTATCCGCCGTCGGATACTCTCCAATCCGAAAGTACTTCCCAAGGAATTGAAGTCCTTGAAAAGCGCCAGTGATGGCATCCAACAGACAGGTAGTCTTGAAAGACTTCTTGCCAAACCAATCCACTCGAAAGATGTCGTAAACCACCTGCGCTATCTCCTCAACCGTATGCCCAGCTAGAGGCCCCTTAACACCTAGGATGTTGTCATCACCGAGTGACTCAGCCCACATGTTCTCTAAGATTTCTTCCACAGACAATTCTGGATGTAGAAATAGCATTGTAGTGTATGCTAGAAGCAGAGTGATAATGGACTGAATGAGCGTATTGTGTGAGTGGCCACTCGTGGTGCCACAATGCTTCTGAAAGCGCACACCATCGTCTCTATAGATTGGGGCATCGAGGAGCGATTCCTCAACGAACGTCCAATAGGCGTCATACTTCGATTCCTCACCCTCAAAGAACTGATGCCGCAATATGTTAATTGCGATGCGAACCATCCATCTGTCGATGCTGGAATCGAATTTCTTAGCATCGAAGCAAAAGTACTCGGTGTAAGGGTAGAATCTATCTACAAACTCAGTCGCACCGCCATGAAACCATGACTGCCCAACGGCGATGGGGAATTGAGCCGGCGTATAGGCCCTCGTCAATAAATTCTCAGTCACACCGCACAATAGAAGATCGCGTTGCGACATCATGAGAATAAGACGTCCCACGGCAGGAGGCTTAGCCTCAGCGGCGGTTCTGTCCATTTCAGCGACCTTTCCACGCCCCCCCAGTCGTACGTCATGAGGTTTGACACGTTCTCCATTCAATAGTTTGTCGAACGCACTGAGCGCGTCTGTCATAGCCATCTCATGGGCCTCTCTCCTAGTTTTGAACCCCTGCATAGCGTACTCTATACCAGGGAACTTAGAGCCGATGTAACGAACATTGTTAAGATCATCAACTTCAGGGAAGAAGAGGTACTCCGGGAGTGATAGCAGCTTTCCAACGATATCGCTGGCGGTCTGCAGGCTTGGCAGATATTCGGCCTGGGGCACTGACTCCTCCCTATCAAAATGCTTAAGATGAGCCATCTCGACTGGGGTGCAGGCCTTCACAAAGGTATAATCCTCCGGCTTGAAATTTGGAATAATGGGCGGGTTGTGGAGGGTATATTCCACAATGAGCGGATCCGGGTCAGCGACAACAAGGTCGGGGTTGAGCTTGTTGTACTGTTCAATGCGGCCAAGGATGGAGATGTGCTGAAAGAGCTTAGTAAGGGCGCTCATCTCATCCGTATGGTGCGAGGCCATTCGCACGCGCCGCAGGCGTTTCCGACGGCGCGTGGATGCATTGCCGCTCGTGTGGGACGATGGTGCCGAAGTTACTTCAGTCTCGTCGTCAAACTGATTCCGCCCCCTCTTACGAGTATTGAGAAGGACGTCACCATGAGAATCTGTAAGTAAACCACCGTCGAAATTGAATAGGCTCGATCGTCGAATTCGGTCGGGGTTTCGTCCGGGGATTTCGGGGGCGTTCATCGTGATTTATTGATAATAACTTGGATCGTTGATCGATATTGAGTCTGACGAGAGTAAAACAGTGGCTTGTTAACTCAG